TATTTTTTCCTTTAAGTTCTGCCTGAAAGCAGGAAATTCCTCAGAATCAACTCCTTTCTGCATTTCCATACGCATTTCCAACTCTTCGTGTGTTTGGAAAGGCATATAAACTGTTGTTCCATCTTCTTCTTCGTGACTGTGGAAGCCTGAACCTCCCAGTCTTTGTGCTTCTGCTTCTGCTTCTGCTTGTGTGCTATATTCTGGTGCTTCATATGTTTCTACACCCTCTAAGAACACACTTGAATATCTTTCATATGCGTCTAATAGTGTGTTCATCTCTTTTATTTCGTTTTCCACACCTTTTTGACTGTATAATCTGTTATAACTGATTGCTAAATCTTCTGGCATATCCTGATCTTGCCAATCGAACCATATTTTCCACATGTTAAATTCTGCTTGTTCCATTGAAGTTGCTTTTTTGCGGATAAATGCTTCTAATTTGCTGTCATACATTTCTATTTGAACACCGCTTCTACTTGCTTTAATTAGTTCATCACTTCTAATCATAGCAACTTGGTTCATCTTTTCTATTTTCTGATCCATCATTTCTCTGATTTCTGTGATACTATCCAATGGCGGTGCTACGAACTCATACACATAATTAGGTTGCCCGTTGAGACTGGCCTGTGTTATAATAATACTGCCAGGCTCAGCACCAACACTATTATCATTACGATTTAGTGTTTCTTCATCAACCAAGTTAACTGGATGTGCCCCATACGACACGGCAGAATAAATCTCACCCATATCCGAGTATACACTTCGCTGAATCTGTGCGATATCAAAGATAGGTGTATGTCCTACACCGTTTTGTATTTTATTACTTTGATATACGGGTCTTACTGGAATGTAGCCCAGTTCGTTAGGCTGAACAATTCTATAAAACCCTTTGCCTTCATCATCTTCTAAATATTCTGCGTCTTCTGGCATTTGATCTGCTATATCTTCATCATCGCCTGTGGGCATGAATATTGTGTGAATTTCTTCTGGTGTTATGTATTGATATACTTCAAATTCTGGTTCTTCTGCTACTTTAATCAGTATTTTGTTTAATACTAGATCACCTGATGCGTTATATGTGTATGCCCAGTTGTAAACTTCTGTGGGCTTGTGCATTCTCCATCTGGCATATTCTGCTTCAGAAGGTTTCAAGCAACTTATCCATACTATACCGAATACGGTTGTGAATACATCAACCATACTCATAAATTCGTTTATGCTGTTGCCTTCGCCATCTACATCTTCTATAAAACTATCTATTTCCGGTGTTTCAGGTAATTCTCTGCTGGGCGGTGATCTAAATAAAATTGCTGAATATTCCTGACAATATAATCTTGTATATGGGAACACAGGAACATTTTGTAATTTTTCCTGATAGAAATTACTTGCGTATTGTAAACCTGTTTCTGCTTGACTTAGGCTATTTACTCGCTCTACTGATGTTCTGTGTTTTGCTATTTGATTGCCATATTCATCCACATCATATGTGTTGATTACTTCACTGGGTGTGCTGTAATCACTGTCGTATGCTTTTAGATATTTGCCTTCTCTATACGATACCCCACCATAATAGCTATTTACTGCTAATTTCCAGTCATCATAGTATTTTGAATATAATGGGTGTGTTTGTTGTATAAACTCTAGATAATTGAATTTACTGGCCAAGATTGTTCTCCAGAATGCTATTTTCCATATGGTATGTATATTTATCTATCTCTGTCATTTATTTGCTATAAAATGCCTGCCACCGGGAGTTAGAGTTTGGCACAATGTTTGACCGCGGCGACAGGACTTGAAATTATAATTGTATTGTTTCTGTATCTGCTTTTAAGGGTTTCTTTTTACCTGTATCTGTATTTACACTATCTAAGTCTACAGTATCTAAAATTCCCGCTCGTTGACATAATGCCACCATGTGAGGCATATCCCATAATGTTATTCTATAACCCATACTCTGTGCTATTCTGCGTAAATGTTCTTTGTTATTTGAACCTTTGTATTTGTGTATTGCTCTCATTTGTTTGCTCCAAACATATTGTATAATTGTATTCCATATTTCTTTGCTAGACAATGTCTTTGATATATTTCACTGTCTGCTAATTTTTCCTGTGCTTTTTGTTCTTTAGGTAGATTAAAGTATCCATAGAACCATTCGTTATACATATCTTCGTGTGGTCTTTCCATATTATCTGCTATCCTTTGTAAATCTTTACTGTTAGGAATGTTCATTATCTATCTCTACAACTAAATGACTTCCGTCTTTTAATAAACATTTATTATCTTTTATAAAAGAATCATATAACGCATCATCTGTTCTTCTACAATGTATATTAGGTGGTGCATATTGACCCACTGCTATCGGATGATATCTTTTCCAATTGACTACTATAAAATATCCTGTAAATTGATGATTTATTTTATTCCATTCTGGATCAAAATGTTCTGCTAATATATGTTCTAAACTCTCTACCATTAATATTGTATCGAATTGTGTGTAATCTAAAGTTGCTAATTGTAAAGGCATATTGATTATATTATAGGGAGTTATTATTTCATTTGGAAATAACTTTTTATTAGAATATTCTAATAATTCAAGAAAGTCTTTGCCTGGATCAACTGTGGTCACACGATAACCCATTTTACTTAACATTAACGTGACTTCTCCTCTGCCTGCTCCTATTTCTAATATATGTTTAGGTTTGCGTTTAGCATGTTGTTGACAAAATGCTATTTGATCGTTTATGTGTCCGCCTATCCACATTTCATTTTGTGCTATTTGTGGCCAATGTTGCGTAATCTTATCATATGGTATATCTAAAGCATAACATACTCCGGCTAATGCGTCTCCATATTTTATACACATACTTTCTAAATGTTTTGAACCATCATAGGTCATTAGCACATCTTTTCTATATTCATTAGTGTAATCTATTGTCATATTAATGCCTCCGGACTTATTTTATCATATCCAAATGTTTCGAATTCTTTGCCCGCCCATTGATTTATTATGTGAATAATTTTTGATGTTTTTGCTTGTTCCCATGTAACACCTTTGCTTTTATTGTTGTGAGGTATGGTAGTTATGTTTCTCAATATTGAGATGGCATTGAGATCAGCATGTATTGATTCTGTTTTTACTACATAATCCCAACCATTAGGTTCAGCATATTTCCAACAAGGAAAATATCTATATACCTTATCATCATTAGTGTAGGCATCTACATTTATAGTTAAATCTAAAGCCCAAGAACAATATTGTTCAAATGTTTTACCAACTGCGTTTTCACTGTTGCGACCTAATTCAAAATTATACATGCTTAACATTCTGGTATATGGATTTCTAACACTTATAATTTTTTTATAATGTTTAGCATGTTCTGGTATATGCCTGTAATGACTTTGAGCACCGGGTGATACATTATTTGCTCTTACTACTTGTCCACCAGTAGCAATTAAAACAGGATCTATACTTTGTGTGCCTGTTTTAGGTATATTGAAATACACGAATTGTAATAAATCGTTAACAATCATGCGTTCTCCATATGTGCAATCAATTTGTCTGCATGTTGTTGACGTTGATCAACCGTTGCTTCAAATATAACTTTATCTTTGTTATATAAATTACCGCGTTGTTTTGTTCTATTTCTAGCATAGGTATCATCATACACACTTTTGTTTGCGGAAAAATGCATATGTTCTGCTTTTATATGTGGTATATAATGACATCTGTTTACTCTTTTACCTATATCATATATCCAGGTGTCATTATATCCAAAATTAAACACACCTGGAGTAAAATACCCTAATGTTTGATACCATTTGCGACTTATAATAGGAAAAGCACAATGTTTATCTGCATTTATACCATCTTCCATCCACGCTACATATATTTGATCTGGATATTTTTGTAATTCTGTTAATAATAATATATCCCAATGCATTGTTCTATATTCTAAATCATCATTACCCATTATCATAATATCACCTTTACACTGTTCAGCCATTGTGTTCCAGGATTTGCTAATGCTTATAGGCTTATCGAATATTATGAATATGTTTCTATATCCTTGCATTTGTTTGTATTGTTCTATAGCAGAATCATCATTATCAACATATATTAATAACTCTATGTTATCAATATATTTTGCATTGTCTAATACACTATCTACAAATGTTTTTAACCTGTGTGGTCTATTTCTACTGGGTGTTAATATGCTAAACATTATGGCGTTCTCCAATGTTTTTTAGGCCATTTTTGTGGGAACCATTGTCCATCATAATTTTCTACATAATGACTATAACTTTCTATTATACTGGGTGTGCCGTGATAACACACTATTCGGGCATCTGAAGGTAAACCTGCACTACAACTTTGCTTATAACTATATATTTGATCTGGAAATAGGGTTTGAAAGTATTCTGTGTTTGCTGGTAGATATCTACCTGTAAATTCCTGATCACCATCACTTGTGCTGTTTATATGTCCTCTCATATCCTGATTAAATATTTCCCAAGCATGGTTCATTACACCATGTCGCCACATTATTAGCCCTGTAGCGAATCCTCCTCTATAGAAGTTCTCGAGTCCCACCATGGTTTTTACATCATATGATAGTATATGATCTATATTACCTGTGATTAATGTATCCAAATCAAAGAACATTATGGGTGTATTAGGTGTAAATGGTAAATCCTTATTGAATAGATATATTTTATTCCACCATCCATCTATACCTAAGTCAGGTAATTTGTGTAATATTATATTAGGTATTATATTTGTGCTGTCTTCTGTAAAGCAATGTAATTTGAAAGGAATAGTGGTATTTCGTTTTATACCACTATATAAATTATTTACATAATCAGGTGAGAACTTTGTGCCCCATTTTAGGCATACTATGTCTATCATTTGAAATATGTCCTTTTATCACCGTGCATATGTGCTTGACAGATGTGATTTACAGGTATGTTTTGTTCTGTTCTACCCCTGTTTTTTATTTCACACCATATCTTATATAAAATAGGATCTTTACTCATTATATTGTCATTTCTGATCATCATATTGTGTATGGTATCACCTGTAACTACATCGCATGTTATCATACCGCCCCATGTAGGGTATTTTATATCTGATCTTTGTATTATCATATTGGGATCTTTACAAGTGTGTAATATAGTATTAGTGATGTTTATGTTGTTAATAATATTAACTATGTTCATTGCTATAGAACTTGATAAATCATCACCATGGTCAACGTATGTATCACAGATGCTGAGAAGCCATCTTACATCATAATGTTCCAATATAACATCTATGTATTTTCCCAGCAATCTAAAGAAATTGTGTTTGTTTTCAACTACATCGATGTTTCGCCTGAGGTAAATTATGTGTTTGACTAGGGTATGACATATTTCTGGTTTACCTACAAATTCACCCCTTACTGCTCGTATGTTTTCTTCGACGTCAGTTAATCTGTTTAAATTAGCAACAGGTTCTACATCATTTATTATTTGCAACTGCTGATTCATAATCCTCTTTGCTTATTGTTTTTGCTTGTAATATACCATACTTGCCACTATAATATTTTATAAATTCTGTAATCTGTTCTTCTGTTTCACCATAAAAGGGTCTAAACACTCTGCCCTGTTTTTGTGTTTTAGGATCTATATAGAATGTTAATTCTGCTATACCCATTATGTTAGTCTTCATCTTTGTCTTCTTTATACTTACCCTGTTTAAATATTCTATCAAAGTTGTCTTGGTATTCATCACTGAATGTGTTAGTTCTGGGTGCTGAACCTTTACCGCCATGTGTTTGTCCATAGAAGGGTTTTAAGCCATCTTTAATACTGCGGATCTTTTTTAGTTCAGCACTGCTATCTATTAACTTTTCAGCCTGTCTAACAGTTGACTTGTCGAATTTTTCCACACTCTTTTTGTCGAAACTATCCTCAGGCATTCTTATTCCTTAACTGTAATTCGTTGCCAAATCCCACCATTATAACTATGAATGTTAATGGTATAAACCATAAACTTATTAGATCTAACATATGTCCCCATAATAAACTTACGCCTGTTAAACTCATTGTGTTAAGTCCAAAAGATGCGTGTGTGCTTTCTTTGTTAAAATATTCTGGTATTTTCATTGTTTCTCCTTATACCTTTCTGCTTATTTTGCCTCTCGGCCTGTCTATATCTACTCTTACTGGATATAGGTGATTAATCATATATCCTAAGGCATCACATAAATGGTCGAATTCGCCCTTCTCTGGTTGCCTTGTGCCTTCTTTATACACATGCTTTCTTAGTGCATTTATAGTCTTTTTGCAACTGGGCGATATAGTTAATTTGCTGGTGCCATCCTGTGCCTTACATACACTATTTACCGCCGCAATACGATCTTTAACACTAGGATTGATTGAACCTACTCGCAACTGAAATCCTGCGTTCTTTAGAATAATATGATCTGTTATACCACCAGCACTTGTTCGCCTTTGTGCTCCACTGGCATCTGGATAACAGAAATATCGTCTATTAGGATATTTGCGTTGTATTTCCTTTACCATTTCACTGGTGTCTGTGCCCCATATTTCTAATTCATCATATATATGGATACCATTACTGTGCTGAAATGCCATTACGGCACATCCTGGGTCCACATTAAAGTCCATTCCTATATGTATGGGTATTTGATCTGCGTTTCCGAATTGTATATCTTTTATGTTGTGATCACCAAATGCATAATATATAACACCACTGTAGTCTACGAACTCTGCTTGATATTCCTGTTTGTATGTTCTTTCATCTAAGTCTTGACGTGCTTGAGCAAGTTCTTCTTCTGCAACTAAACCGCCTTGTTCTGTGGTATATTGCCAACTATGCCAATCTGTT